CGTGGGTGGTGTCCGTAGGAGTGCTCTTATTAGTTTGTCTAATCTCAATGATAGAGAAATGCGATTCGCCAAACATGGTGATTGGTACAACACCAATGTCCAAAGAGCTCTCGCAAACAACTCAGTAAACTATAAAGAAAAACCAGATGTTGGAACTTTCATGCGAGAGTGGTTATCCCTCTATGACTCCAAGTCAGGAGAAAGAGGAATTTATAATGGTATGTCGGCCAGAAAAACAGTTGAACAATTAAATGAGAGGTATGAAGATGGAGATGGAAACAATATACTTAGACGAGATCCCCGAAACGACTTTGGCACAAATCCGTGCAGTGAGATCATTTTACGGAGTAGGGAGTTTTGCAACTTATCTGAAATCGTTGTCAGACGGGAAGACACTCGCGAATCTCTCAAAGAGAAAGTCAGATCTGCAACAATCCTTGGCACATTTCAATCAACCCTCACCGAGTTCAAATACCTCTCAAAAGAGTGGAAGAGAAATTGTGATGAAGAACGATTATTGGGAGTATCCCTCACAGGAATCATGGATAATCCAATCACTAATGGAACAAGAAGTGGACTGAAAGAGTTATTAGAAGAACTGAGAGATATTGCATACGAAACTAATAAGGAGTGGTCAGATAAACTTGGTATTCCTACTTCAGCAGCAATTACTTGTGTTAAACCTTCTGGTACAGTCAGTCAGTTAGTTGATAGTGCATCTGGTATTCATGCGAGACACAGCCCCTTCTATATTAGGACTGTAAGAGCAGACAATAAAGATCCTCTTTGTAAACTCATGCAAGATATGGGATTTCCAAATGAAGAAGATGTGACAAAACCAGAACATACAACAGTTTTCTCGTTTCCAGTGAAAACTCCTAAAGGAGCAGTTTGTCGTATGGACATGACTGCATTGGAACAATTAGAACTATGGAAAACATACGCCACAAGTTGGTGTGAACATAAACCATCTGTTACAATTTCCGTAAAGGAAGATGAGTGGGTTGACGTAGCAGCTTGGGTATATGAAAATTTTGATTCTATTAGTGGTATATCATTTCTTCCATTCAGTGAGCATGTATATCGTCAGGCACCATATCAAGATTGTACAGAGGGAGAGTATAAAGAAGCCTTAAAGACTATGCCCAAAAATGTGGATTGGGCAGAGCTTTCAAAATACGAATCACAAGACTACACCATCGCAAGTCAAGAGTTGGCGTGTGTGGCAGGAGGATGTGAAATACTTTAGGACACTAGATGAAACATTCATTAATCATCATTATATTTACAATATTATTCACAGGTTGTACAATAAACATGGCACCATCGCAGGAACTGGTGGAGAAAAAAGTTCCTGCTCAGATAGAGATGAAACAAGCCGAACAGATTAAACATAAACCTTGGCCACAAGAAGAAAAAGAATATTGGTACGCGAGATACTTCCATACAATGGCAAGTCACCCAGGCATTCAACAACGGATAAGACCAGAAGTTGTATTTGCAATAGTCAAGTGTACTATGAACAAATATGAAGAGGATCATTCGTGGGAATGGTTCCGTAAGAATCTAGCGGATGTTCAAATACTCACGCAAGAAAATACTGACTATGTATACGTTGTCACTAGAGCTTGTGCAGATACAGAGAAGGCTAAAGAGCATAAACCACAAAGTATGGGAATTACTATTTAACTTAAATGAAGGAAAATTGATGTCAATAAAAATTAAGATACATGAAGATGACTATATACTTTATGAAACATTGTGTGATTACTGCGATGAAGAGTATATAATAAAGTATATATTGAAAGACAGTGGAAAGAAACCTTCCATTGAAGCTTGTCCTTTCTGTAGTAATCCAATCGAAGAACCTACAGAAAGTGAACATTATGATGAGGATAGCTGGGATTGATTATTCACTAACATCGCCTGCAATATGTGTATGGAGAGGAACCGATGATAATAGACTGTTTAACTTTAATATGTGTGATGTATATTATTTGGAAACTGCACAACGACTCAAACGGGCCACCCCACATGAGATTTTAAATTTACACGCAGACATATATCCAGAATGGGAAACGGAGGAACAGAGACATGACCTACTATCGGATTGGGCTATGAGTATAGTAAAAGGATGCACAGTATTCATAGAGGGATATGCATTTGCCACTTCAGGTAAATCTCATGTTCGTTCCGTTGCTGAAAATTCTGGATTACTTAAACATAAGATGTATAAAGGACACCAGACTGTTACATCTGTACCCCCCACAGTTATTAAAAAGTATGCCACAGGTAAGGGTAATGCGAATAAAGAATTGATGTACGATGCATTTTCTAAAGAATGTGTTGCACCAGTAGGTCTTCAGAAGACCCTTAGACCAAAATCAACTAAACTGACAAATCCCACAACTGATATTGTAGATTCTTATTGGATATGTAAATACGGCTGGAGAGAGCTTCTTGCACAAGAAAAATCATGAATCTAAGTCAAAAGACAATTTTCATCAACTCTTTGAAATTATGAATCAAAATACTCAAAGAAAGAGACAGAAGAGAGAATGGTATCATAGAAATAAAGAAGTAGTCCTTGAACAACAGAAGAATAGTGAAAAGAAAAAGAAAAGTCAGAAAGAATGGTATAAGAACAATAAAGAAAAATGTATAACTAGAGCCAAACAATGGAATGAGGATAACCCTTCAGCAAGGAAGCTAATAATGGAAAGACATAAAACCAAAAACAATCCAAAAGGAGTATGGTCAGATGGAAGTTGAACTTGATAATGAGACAAGGAAAATGAGAATTATTAACTATCTAGATTATATGGATGATAAGGCGTTACAAGACATAACTGTAGCTTTATATAATTTATCTAAACGAAGACAAGAAATTAGTAATAAAAAACAAATGGAGCAGGTGAATGAGTCAGGAGAATAAATATGAAAAGTTGCCAAATAGTATGTATCCAAAGGTTAGACAACAAGTGGTGGACAGAATATCAACATTTGAAAAGGTTTTAGAAGACCATGCAGCAGCACAAAAAGAAGCTCTAAAAATGATTTATGAACAACTTGAAGAAGCAAAAAACGATTTAAAATATCTAGATGAAGTTAATTGATAATGGACTTAAAAAAAATAATATACGTTGATATTGACGGAACAATATGCGACACTCCATTTAATTTGGACGATGTATATGATATTGACAAATCAACACATTATACTCAAGCTACACCTCACTATTCTAGAATAGATGTTATTAATGCTTTGTATGATAAGGGACATAACATCACATATTGGACTGCAAGAGGGAGTGTGTCTGGAATTAATTTCACAGAACTTACTCGTAATCAATTAGAAGAGTGGGGATGTAAGTATCACCATTTGGTAGTGGGAACAAAGCCACATTTTGATATGTACATTTGTGACAAATCGTTCAACAGTGAATCCTTTTTCCATTATAAGGAAAGGGAATTGCCATAACAAATACTTACATGGAGGTAGTCGTGCATGGTGGAAATCATAATAAAAAAATGGACGGTTGCATCAGTGCAGGTTGTCTATTATATTCCAGACTATTTGAGTATAGTCAATGAGTTTATTTGGCAAACGAAAGACCAACTACCAGACTATCCAAGAATAGGAAAGTTCTTAGATTATTGGGATAAGAACATTGATGGCCCAATCAAAGAAGCCTACATCTATGATCATGGTATATCTAAAGTTAGGCACGTAGATAGAAGATTCAAATTTAATTGAACGTAGGGAAAATATATTATGTCTGAAGAAGAAGGTACGCAAGTAGAATATAAAGAAGAAAGACAGATGGGCAAGGCTGCAAGTCTTGCTATGGAACTCTCAAAAGAAAAGAAACGCCTGCAAGAAGAACTTTCGGACATGCAGGCTCAGTTTGAAGAAGTTTCTCCCAGCACACCTTCGGGTGGCCCAGACAGCTATCTCAAATGGATAGGTGTAATTGCTGCTATATTTGGAATATTTCTTCAGAATGCGGGATTACCCATATATGGTCAAGTTTTTTATATTATTGGTACTGGATGTTGGACGGCCGTAGGATTTTACTGGAACGATAAAGCAGTCATGTTAGGTAGTGTCATTCCAGCAACTTCAGTGGCGATGAATCTGATTCAAAAATTAGTAGAAATGTATAGGTAAAGGAAAACCATGTTTACTATAAAATATTGTTCATCTTACTACCCTCAAGCAATAAGTTTGTCTGCTAAAATAAATAGTATGGTCTTGGATACATGCGAAATAGAAGAAGGTAAAAGGGGTCAGTTTGAAGTATTTCGTAGTGGGGAACTATTTCTCTCCAAAGAAGACATGGGCAGATTCCCCACAGTAACAGATGTAGATGACATGATAGATTGCTTAGACCCATATTCGGGATAACATTATTTTCTCTTAGACCACATTGAACACCATTCAACGACTTGACAAATACAAAAATATAGTGTATAATAGCTATATAGAATAGTTATCTGCACTGTACTGGTGTTCCTGTATGGTTTTTACACTATATTTCTGTGTAGACCCAATTTATGAACAACCAGACACTATACACAGTTAAAAATAGAAAGATAACATGCACAAAGCAGTATTAATTTTTGTGATGATGATGACATGGATGTTCGTTGGATGTGAAACAGTAAGACAAGTTAAAGCAGGATGCTTCGGTTATTGGATGGGAACAGAAGGCCACAAAAGAGGTACGAGGATAGATAATCAAAATAATGCAAATCCTTATCGTCAATGCGTAGATAAGAATCCTCCTCATCGAAACACAGAAAAAAAACCATACGGATGATTATAACAACTACTACAATATTCCTAGTTCAGTCTATTATCGTAACATGGATTATATTGACTAATCCAGAGCCCTGCCCTAAAGAGTATGTGGGGAATACAGAATATTGTGAGCTCACCTATGTTGGATTTTCTGGAGCATATAATAATCAAAGAACACAATGGTCATTAAAGGAGTAATGATTGTTATTCTACTGTTGGCATCATGTAGTTATGACACCAAAATAGTATGTGACTATAGATGGCATCATAAAATGACTATGAAAAAACTAATGCAAAGATGTAATTATATTCCCTATGGTGATGCGTGGGTAAAAAAACAAGGAGGAGAATATGGCGAATAATGCTATAAATTTAGAAAACATTTGGGGAATAATTGGTGCAG